ATTAATAGGTCTCACACCTAAGCATACTAACTCCCTTTCAAGGAAAGCTAAAAGTTCGTCCGTTATATCACAAGTGGAGTAAAACTTTTCCTCTTCCCAGGGAGGTATTGGGAAGGCCCTATTTCTATAGAAAAATTGGAATTTTGGATCGTTTATATCAAACTTAAAAGTTCTAATATAAAACAATTCTGGGAAGAACAGAACAGCTTTAAGAAGTATATTATCCACAACCATTCTGATATTATTATCCATATTTTGTGGATCATAATTATCAATATAATTTTTAGCTTTCTCAGCAGAGAAAGAATCAAAACTATCGAATAATGTAGTATCAGTTTTTATTAAATAATATAATAAGTTTGGTACATAAGACTCATAAAATTCGGATATAGCTGAAAGCTGTATGCCTACTGTTGGTAATACAGTAGTAATAGCATTGTGCAATCCAACCTTAGTTCCCTTTTGTTTATATAACTTTGTTGCCCCACGGATCTGTCTGCGCCAAGAGTCTGGGCTAGATCCATATAAAGTCCAACCTATTAAATCAGCTATATAAGGAAGGAATTCTTCAGGACACTTTTCTATATCATAAATATTAGATAATTTACTTACAGCATTATTAGTATCAAAAAAAGAATAAGATAGGGATTGCAAGAATCTAGCAAATGGAGCAGCCAACTCCTCCCCTTCCAAAAAGTCTCCTGTAGTTATATAATTTAAAAAGGCATCCTTAATGTATGGGTCGTCTTTATTTAAATGCTGCTCAGAGTAAACAATATCTATTAATGTTTTAATAGCTGATAAATTCTGAATACCACTAGTATACACCCCACCCGCAGGGGCATACATTCCTGGTAGTATACTAGGGTATGTAGCTGAAAGATTTTCCCAATCTCTCCATAAGTATTCTGTTAATCCTTTTATACCTGTATTAGTATCGAAAGTAATGGCATCGAAATATACATCACTAATAGCACTAGCCACATAGGAGGAAGGTGAGAAAGCATCTGCGGTAGATCCTTTAGTATTTAAAAAGTAAGCCCAACCTAACTTATCTACAAGGTACTCATGAGTCCCCTCTGATGTATTAGAAAACGCACTAGCCGTATTGTCGGCCATGTTCCCAGTGTTTAAAACTATTTTAGGGAGGACAGTATCCTCCAAAAAAGATCTAAAGGTGGCTCTTTGGTCGGCAGATTCTATAGCAACAGAGTTATCTTTAGTAAAGAAAGTACATTTTTTTCCAGTGTACTCCCCCGCACAATACCCCAAGGGATGAAGTATGTCTAATTCAAATGTTCTAGAGGTAACCTCTGTAAGATTATTTTCTATTACAAACCACCTAGATAGCCCAGGCACTGTTCCTATATCCGAGTAATTGGTAGTTGCGGATATTGCTAATATGTTAGGTTCGTTTATACAAAAGTTAATGTGGCTATTTACTAGAGTGTCGGTCAGTTTGCGCTGAGTACCACTTAAATCATAGTCCTCCGCAAAATAAAATGCGGGAACTACCTTTTCTATTGAGTCTAAATACTCTCTTTTGTATTTTTTATTACTAGCCATTATACATAGTTAACATTGATAACCGTATTATTCAATTGAATAATTTCATTAAAATCTACAGAGATAAGTTCTTCCTCGAAATTATCTATAGTAGAAAATTTAACTTCCTCTATACCAAAAATAACCCTATTTAAAGAAGCAAAGGAAATACTATCTCCAAAATCCACATTATCAGATAAGAAGTAGTCTTTAATAACATTAGATACTTTAGTTACCAAAGTACTTTCTACACCTTGAAATCTACGATCTATATTTACAGTAACGATTAAATCTAAAGTTCTTATAAGCCCATCAGATATAACAACATCATCTGTTATTAATTTCTTTTCAGAGATAGCAGTTAATAATGCGTTTTTAAAAGAAATAGAAGCTTTTTGTAACTGAAGACTACTAGCTTTTTCTAAGATATATAAATCAATTATATTAGCAGACGAGTATGCTTTTCTAGCTACCACAGTTGCCTTCCCTGTAGTGCCAGCAGGGGACACAAACCTACTAGCAAATGTAGCGTAATCGTCTAAGGAGACTATTCTATCTTGCCGTTTAAAAGCTAAGGGGCCATACTTCTTGGCATGGTCCATTGTTTCCGCATCTGCACCTCCTGTGGCTATTTGGGTCTGCTCTAACCTAAAAGAAGCATCTGCGGTGTCATAGGTCCCTGCTATCAAAGTATTTATGTATCCGTCTGGTACATTCCCCCTGTCCCCACCACCTACTCTGTAAGTTACAATATAATCAGAGTTGTTAGTAGGGGATACCCCATTAGTTCCATTTCCAAATATTATTTTAGCTTTAAATTGATCATCATATATTACCTGAAACATCTTATCACTAGAGGAGGAAGCCTGATACAAATCTTCTACCTGTCTAAATGCCCCAGAGGTAGCTATGTCCGATGACTCTAGGAAAACTTGTACACTATTTTGGATTACAGGAGAGTTCTCTAAAGAAATACTTTTAAAGGTGTCTAATTGTGAGAAAGTTCCGCTCTCGGTAGCAAAAGCTCCTTCCAATAAAACAACATCCCAAGAGTTCTCCACTCCTGGTGTATAGTTAGCAGCAGTTATTTCTAAGTCAGCATTATAATCATCTAAAGGAGAAACCACTCCATCAATAGCTTTATATATAGTATAGGTTACTGGCTCTCCATCCTCTGGTGATGTAACAACCACAACCCTATTTTCAGCATCTAATTCTATAGCTTTATCCAAAACAGTAGAAGAGTCGTCAGGCATAGTTAACTTAGCTACGGCTTGGGCCGATGTAGGACCCTTCATAGAAACTCCTACCAATTGAAATAACTTTCTTACGCTCTCTCTATCTTTAGCAGTGTGAATAAAATTTTCATGAGCTAACATGTCTGCCTTCATAGACATTATTGCTCCCATATAGGAAACTAATTCAACTAGCATTATACCTAAATCTGATTCTATAAAATTATTATAATCTACAGGGTATATTGCCCTAATGTACTCTAGCAAAGAAGCCCTTAAAGACGCAAAATCTGTGGCAGTAAAATCTATATAAGATGATTTTATATTATCTGAAATTTTAATGGCTTTCATAAAGTCAGATGCTACATCTGTAAATGGTACAGTCTTATTTGTATTAATACTCATATTGTTATCTCCACATCTATTGGTTGAGCGTGTAAAGAACTCATTACTGTTAAGCTTATTAGTAGTCCTGGCATTCCATAACCTTTTATATTGTCGTCCCCCACAACTCTAGCACTCAACAAAACTATATTAGAAGCATATACTGCCATAGCTCTTTGTATGTCCTGTGTTATCTCAGCCGCTCTATCGGAAGTTAATGGATTAAACAGGTAACGCTCTAAATCCAATCCAAATTCAGGGAGCATTACCCGCTCCCCCTTTCTTGTCCTGAGTAGCTGCATCATCTGTGCTTTTACTAGATGCCTACCCGAAGCTTTATTGAAGAGAGGTTCATTGGAAAGTTTACCTATAGGCCAACCCAACCCATGCACTTTGGTTTTCAGATCACCTATGGTGTTATGTAAAACTTCCTCAGACGCTACTTTTCCGTATAGTACCATTTTTTATAAATCCATATTCTCGAAAAACTTCCTTTGGTGATTGTAATTCGTTACAACCTCATTTTTATTTAGAGCTTTGCCATACATTTTTAAACTTCCTACATACCCATTATAAGAACTCATGATCCCCGAACCTGTATCTAAGAAGCCACCAGAAGAAGTAGCTAAGTTTATATCTCTACCATCAGACCACCCACCACCGACTATCCAGGGAGTAAACAATGTATTATTCTTAGGTCCGTTATCGAATAAATGAACATCACTATACTGATCTACCGTACCAGAAGTATATTCAAAACTACTAGTAGACTCAGTATTGGGTACTATGAAAGACGGTACTTGTGGTGCTGCTCCCGCATCTCTACCAAAAATATTTGATAATGTATCAGTCTTAAGTAAGTTGCCGTTTATATAAAAGTTAAGCTTGTCTCCCCCTACATCGAAGACCACGCTGATATTAACAAATTTATTTACACAGTCTTTTAACTTTACATCGTTAACCATTAGCTCATCAGATACAGTAAACTTTAATATCTCCCCTACATCATTATCACACCCTGCCGCTTTTGTAAATCCAACAGCACTAGTATTATAAGATCTAGTAGGGGCTATAAAGAATACAGTGGAAGGAGTACCTATGTTTAAAGTAGCATCATCCCCTGTAGCAAAATAAGACAACCCTAGAGATGCACTTGTTGCTACGGGGACAGGAACAGTAGTACCATCATTTGGACCACCTACATCCGATAAAGTATATAGAGCATACCCAAAAGGACTTGAAGAATGGGAAGACGCAGTATACCCGTCCCCACTACTAGCTTGCGCCCCCACCGTATATATCATTGTACCGTTACTACTTACACTGAATGTTCCGCTGGCTTGCGTTAGGGCTTGCGGAAGGCTGGTATTCTCTTTATGACCATTAGCGGTATTAGTGGCAGATAAAGTCCATACACCACTAGCACCAACAGCATACGGATGCCCTCCACTAGGCGTAATACTGTCCACTATACCCCCAAAATAATACCTAGGATCAAAATCATTGGGTCCTACGGTTACCGCACTCCCGTTATAATACATTCTTGGGTCTCTAGAGAACCCCATAACCATCCCTTTCACTGAATCAGACGAATTATCTATAGCGAGAGAGGATGCACTAATGTTCTTATTCTCCCCACCTGTATTCTCACACCCTAATAATACTCTATAGTAGTGACCATCACACCATTTACCCTCACTAGAGCTTAGAGCAAACCCAAAAGAACTAAGTGGGGAGGGATGTTTCCACCAACCTTCTTCTTGTTCATATAGCCCTGGCATGTAAGTCCAGAAGTCTATAGTAGCCCCTCTTGAGTTATATAATAAGTTCTGGTAATCAGTAGTGTCAGGAAGTCTAATGTAGTTCCCAGTGTCAGAGATTTTGAACTCATGACTACTCCAAGTTTCCCCCGTGAAATCAACAAAAGAATCTAATTTATTTCTTACAGGTATTCCTGTTAAGTAAGGTAGCCCTAAACCTTGCTGAAATAGGACTGGAGGATTATTAGTAACTGTTTGTGCCCTATTTTCTGTCCCAACAGCATTACAATTTAAGGTATTAAAAACAGTAGAGTCTGGTAACTGGAAATTAACATCTGTAAAGTTATAAACAGCTATTAGATCTGAGGTTGTTATACCTGTTACTAGTGATAATCTACTAGGTTCTGTCTCCAAGTCTTCTCCATCTATGATACTTCCTGCACCAGGAGGGGTTACTAATAGAGGAGTTACTGATACAGTAGCAGTACTTCCTGAAGCATGAACATATTTAGGAACTATAGGTAGGATAACCCCGCTTACCTCCCCATGATCAAACGCAATATTCTTTTGTTGGCTTATAGAAATGTCTAAGTTAATGGAACTAAGATAAGAGAAATCATTAATAGGGACATTTCCAGGGGAGTAGGGTGATTGAAATCCAAATACATCAAAAGTTTTTGCAGCAGCCTCGATCTGCTTCTTTCTTTTATTAATTTTACTATTAAATGATGCACTTTCAGAGACAATCTGCTGTTCAAAGTTTAAGTAAATAGCTGAGTCTGTAGTATACCCATTAGCTTTTAAATCTACTAAATTATCTTGTATATCATTAATTCTTTTATTTTTTTGTGAAATCATAAAAGGAATTAGATGATCACTGTCGTACCATACCTGTAAATCTTTACTTTCGTCAATAACATTAATATCAAATATGGTATCTACATACCTATTCAAATCATCCAACGAATAACTAGTTCCCCTACCCCCCAAGTTAGGAGCATGGTCCAATAACCATCTACTTTCGTCAGGAACAAATTCTAAAGCAGATAAGTCAGTAATAGTCGGAACTCCCGTAGGAGATCCACTCGTACCATATTCTCTAGTTTGAGAATCATAATATAAACCATCTACCGATAATATGAACTGTCCACTCTTAGCTTTGGGAGGACCAAAAGTTAGTCTGAAAATTGGCTCCACTACTTCTTCCTCATCAACAAATACAGGAATTAACGCTGGGTTAGCCTCCCTTTCTTGAAATATTAATTCAATCTTTGCTTGAAAGTCTTCTGCTTTACTTAAAAAGTCGTATACAGCCGCAGTTTGGGCAGAAAAAATTGCAAGTTTAGCGGGAGTAACAGATAATTGTTCAGGACCCAAGATATTGGACTTATTTTCTACACCATTTAACCAATCCTTATACTGCGTCAGGCAGCCCTCTATCTGCGTTACAAACTCTGATGCGTTTGCATAACCTTNNNCTATAGCAGTTAGAAAACCAGCAANTTCTCCCAAAACACTAGTACCATAGCTATCAACCCCAAATATAGAGTTATCTGATATGAAAGCAAACTTTCCTGTCACAGAATCGTACTCTACAATACCCAAATCCTGAAATATAGTACTATAAATGTTAGCAAGAAGACTTTGCGCCATACCCATACCGTCTGAAACCCCAGAATGAAGGCCCCCCAGGATAGATCCAGGTAATAAGCTAAGGGCAGCTTGAGCAAGCCCAAAAATGCAAGTAGGAATCCCAAACTGAGCGTCTAGGCCACCCATTGGGTCTGTTAATATATTTGGATTAAGCTTAGGCATATAATATTTCCTTAATTTATAGGATATAGATCGTCGTTACTAAAAGTAGGAGTACCCTTAACACTTCCTGGGGATCCTGGTGGGGGGTTTAAATTTATATTCCCTGGGCCAGGATAAGATGTAGTGGGTGGGGCAGGAACTTGTGGTGGTTTTATTCCAGGCTCGGTAGGGGTGCCCCAATAGGCTTTAGCTTCGGGACTACCAGACTTCAAATTAATATCTCCTGCGGCATTAACATTAAAGTTTCCTTTACAATTAAAATCAATATCTCCCTCACTCCATACTTCTACTCCACCAACACTAGCTTTAATTTGCACTACCCCTGTATATCTAGAGGCATCAATAAAAATTCCCTTATTACCTATTGCGGGAAGCCCGTCATACCC